AGTGCATCAATAGTACAGCATAATGCATAATCTTGGTAATGTCCATCTTTGCTGTGCCTTTGCGATCATAACGTGACGCATACTTAAGAATATTTGATCTGCAGAATGCTTCAGCGTCACCACAAGACTCGATCAGATCTAAGGTCTGAATCGAGTCGTCACCAGCAGAGTAATGCTGTTTGTAGGTTCCGATGATGTAATCACGAAGTTCGTTCATGATTACATCCTCATTGTATTTCATGGTCATGCCTCAATACTGTTATTAACATCGATGTCAGCGTCAATCTTATCATACAATTCGATGAATGACTGCTTGGTTTCCTCATCGAAACGATTGAGACACATCTTGATTGCCTTCACACGGTCGTTGAAGATCGAGAAAGCACGGATGATGTGTACGAGACGACGAGTAGAGATCACTTCATCAACACCACCTTCGTTGAAAGTTTTGCGGATGATGTCTGCCCAGTTTACGAGGTTCGTGATGAACGCATCGTCACAGCACTGCAACTCAGAGCAGTAATTGTGGAGCATTTTAGTCTCAACACTAACAGTAGGATATTCCTGCTCAAATGTCAAGGGGAAACGCTCAAGGAATGCTTCGTTAAGTACATTAGTACCAACGAACCTACCGTCGTCGGATCCTTTTCCTTTGGTATTTGCGGTAGCAACCACAGTGAAACCAGGAGCAGGTTGTACATACTTGCCAATCTTCTTCAAGAAGACACCCTTGCCTTCTAGAATGGACTGCAGGCAGAGAATTTTGTTACTTGCAAGGTCGATCTCGTCGAGCAAGAGTACAGATCCACGCTCAAGTGCTTCGATGACGGGACCATTGTGCCATGCAGTATTCCCATCAACAAGCCTGAACCCACCCACCAAGTCATCTTCATCAGTTTCAATAGTGATGTTTACACGAATCAGTTCACGGTTCAGTTGTGCACATGCTTGCTCAACACCGAAGGTCTTACCGTTACCAGAGAGACCAGTGATGAAAATAGGGTAGAACAAATCAGACTTCAGGATTTTCTTGAGGTCCCTGAAGTTACCGAAGGGTACAAAATTGTTGTCAATAGAAGGAATCAAAGACTGCTTGTCCTGTTGAGCGTCGAGAGTGACAGTGTGCTCAAGTTGTTTGCGAACTTGCTGCACGGTGAGGTTCCACTTACCAATACCTTTCTTGAAATTCTTAAGGCGTTTCTTAACAGTTGCATAAGAACACTTGAAGTGGTCAGAAGCACCGAGCAGTTCTTGGGTGCCGACCTCTACGCCGTGCTTTTCTGTAAGGAATGTGATGAGGTCGTCAGTGGTGACTGGATGAGGTGCGAATGCCATGTGTTGTTTGTTTGTCGATGTACTTATTGTAATCGGTGATGACACATGTAGCACGTCACAGTGGACAGTTAGTCAACTGGATCAGTTGCCTCCTCGTCACGGTTCAATTCACCAGCAGTGATTGCCTGTGCTTCAAGATTTTCATACATGTATTGCATCGCAGACTGTGGAAGAGTTCTATCCCCACAAGTAAAAACATCACACACCGCCATCAACTTCTCTGGCCATGTATGAATGCTGATATGTGACTCTGCTAGTAGTGCTACAGCAGTCACACCTTGTGGATTAAATTTATGACTGGTCACGTCAAGCAACGTTGCCTGTGCCATGACTGCAGCGTTCACCAATAGATTTCTGATATGTGCTTCATCATCTAGCAAGTGAAACTGACAACCTTTCAATGTAAACACTAGGTGTCTCAGGTGCATTGTCTCGGATCCAATCTGGTTTTCTCTCTGGTTTTCGTAAGTAATTGTCCTTCACCCATGGTTTACTGTTGACATACCGACGATATGCCTCAACTGAATCAATACTGTAATCTAACTTGAATTCATCTGGCATTGCCCTGACAAACGGAGAGTGTTTCTCTGGACATGCACCGTGCCACAAATGTGCAGCAATGCGTATAGCATTTTCTGCACCGTGTTCTTTACCGTACCTATATGTATATTCGTTACAAAGTCCTATACCGTGCTGCAGCAACCATGCAATGTTATGTTTGTTACTTGCTGCCCACTTTGTGCATGGGTGATTCTTGAATGCACCCTTCTTTGTGTTGTATGGACTACCGTCTTTCCTGGGTAACTGGGCGATGTCGTGGTAATGCGGACTGTAAATGATAGACAACATCTGTGCTGTCTCCAGTGGCATCTTTACAACATGTTTATCTGGCAACATTGTTGCTGCCAGATAGGGATCTTCATGCACTGCAAAGATATTCATTTACGAAATACTCCTGCTTTTGCTAGAAGGTATAGAGATAAGGAGGTCCAGAAGATGACCTCCAGTGCAATGTTGTTCATGCAATTAGTTTGATGAATGATGTGAGGACTTTCTTGTTTGCTGCCTTGCCCTTCAAAGTCTTCTTGAATGCAGACTTGATTTGTGACTTGGTTGCATCCTCTTGTACCTCAAATTCTACATCGTTGTCAAGTGCTGTAGCAGCAATTACATACAATTCGTTGTAACCACAGTCAGGAATGACTGCTGCCTTGTTCTTTTTGAACGATGCCTGAATAGGTTCGTACTTAGAAGAATTCCACTCAGTCCAGTGGCAGATAACTTTATGTGCCTCACGAGGAGCAGCGATACGGAAACCAACAACGTTGACGTTGGGGCACACATCGCGGACATAACTAATTAGTCCACGAGTCTGACGACTGTAATCATCAAGGGCAGGGTATGTGCGACCTCTGCGACGGAGACAATGCTTGTAACCAAGTGCAGAGTAGAAAGTCTGGTTGTATTCACCGTAAGCGGTGTTCACTCTGGTGATCCACTCACCTGCATTGTTTGACTCACCGTCAGACAGGATGACAACGTTGAGTTTTTCGACTGCAGAGTGTGACTGGAACCTCTTCTCAAGTGCAGGGATAGATGCGATGGCATCATTCAGTGGAGTGCCACCAAGACCCATGCATGAAGGGATAGGAATGTCAACATGATTAGAACGCTCGTCCCAACTGAAACGACGAGACTCAAACTGCCTGCCGATACGGAAGAGATTACGAGCACTGGTCTCATATTCTGCTGAACGCTCACGACTGCTGAGTAGATTAACCAAACGGAAAGTATGGTGGAAAGCGTAGGTGTGATTTCTACGTGAAGTCAACTCAACTGAAGCATTATCAAGGATTCCTCCCCACATTGGGTCATTCACAAAGGAGTAAACCTCGAATGGAATACCAACTTTTCTGCAGAAAGATGTGAGAGACAACAACTGTTTGATGGTGTCTTGGATAATACCACACATAGATCCAGACCAGTCAAGCAGGAAGATCAGACCATGATTCTTGCCATCAGGAGTGCTAGTAACCTTCTTGAATAGATCTTCGTTGTACTTGTATGTGTGTAGTTTAGTGCAGTCAAGAACACCTGTACGAGAAACACTCTGGCGAGCGTAAGATGCAGCAGATTTACGGCACTCAAACTCTTTTACAAGGTAGTTTACCTCACGGTTGCTAGACTCAACAAACTTACGGTATGCCTTATCGCATGGACCAAAGTTGATCTCGTCAGCACCGTTCTCTTTACGAGTTTCATTCTGCTCATTCCAGAATGTGCCGATGACTCTGGTTACATCTTTGTGGTCAACGATAGCAACGTCAAGGTTAGGATCGTCAATCTCAACGTAAGTAGGATTGTCCCAGGTATCTTTGCTGGCACTGTTCTCAAGGTTTTCCTGAAGTGCAGTATCGGTCTCTGCTTCTTCAAGATTGTCTTGCTCAAAACTAGGAACGTCAAGTTGTGCCTCGTCGTCCCAAGGATCGCCTCCTGTTTGCTCCTCAAGATCATCTGAGAAGTTGTCAGCATCAGCGTCCTCAGTCTCACCAGGACCATCGTCGCTGGTCACAGTGTCAACAGTTTGAGGTGCATCCTGTTCCTGAGGTGCCTTGCTCTCTTGCTCTTCCTTACGCTTTTGCTTCTCGTAATCATAGATCACACGAGCAGCGTCGATACAATCAGAGAAGGTCTCTGCCTCTTCAACAAGGTCAACATACTGCTGCTCACCATCAGCAAAAGGAATCAAGGCATAGGTGCCGATCTTGAAGTGAAGGTTGATTCTGTCAATCAACTTGAGACGAGACAGGTCATTGTTCTGGACATTGAAGAAGTCACGCTCATGGAGGTGTTGATAACCTCTGTAAAAAGATTTTGTAAGACCAGGGAACTTTGCTTTCATCTTACGCTCAATGCGAGCATCCTCGGTTACGTTCACGTAAGACCTGGGGATGTCAGATGGTATTGCTTCCTGTTCTGTAGTAGGAGTGTAGAGTGCATGTCCTACCTCATGACCTACGAGAAGGTCGTAAGTATCATTGTCAAGGTCTTTCCAGATGGGAAGAACCAGTACGCGACGGTCTACGTCGAAAGATGCAGTCTCGCACACACGATGCTCGACCACGAGATTTTCGGAAGCGAGCAGTTTGGCAAGTGTTCCTTTGATCTCTTGTGTAATCATTTGTTGTGTCCGTGTATATGTATATAATACACCCCCAGAGGCACCTGTGTGCTCCTAGGGGACGGTTTGTCAACTGTCACTACTCTAATCTAGACTTCTCCTCCATTTCAATGCGTTCTGCAACGATAATATCATAGAACAAATCAGCA